GATTGATGTCGATGCACTGGAAACGGTTGTGGCGATGCCAGTGGTAGCGACGGGGAACGGGATCGGGTAGGTCACCGTCACCGGAGCACCGGGAGTTGCGGATGCTGTAAATGAGCTGAACTGTATGATCAAGCCACCGGGGAACTTCTGAAAGCCAGTACCATTCGCAAACAGGAACGACGATCCAATCTGGCCGTCGCCGCTCACGATAAAATTGTTCGCGTTGTTACACAGGACGTCGACGCAGCTATTAGACGGAATTGTGAACGACGTGCCGCCGACCGTATTGAAAGGCCCCTGGATCGTGCCGCCACTCTGCGTTTGAATCGTGATGGTCTGCGACGAAATATTTACGATTCGAGTTGAGACGGACGCGAGCGCACTAGTCGTTACGGGCAGCGTTATCGTGAATGGTGATGCAGCATTGAGGCAGGCGACGAACGAACCGAGATTGGCCGTCGTAAGCGTCGTGTTGGAAGATGGTCCCAAGACCCCATTGAAGCCGGCCCGGTTCTGCCAGACAAAGGCGGTGCTAGCCATCTTCGTGCTGTTATCGAACTGCGCTGGCGTCGCAAGATTCAGTCCGCTAGCAAGCTGCCCCAACTGCACCGCATGCCCGGATGCAGTGGCGGGGGCGATTTGTTGTGCTCCGCCCGTGCATTCGAGAACGATGAATGCGCCATTGCCAGAGTTGACCGTCGATGCGACGACGTAGAGCAGGCTGGCGACGCCTTGGGCAATCAGTTCGCTGCCTTGTAGTGCCTGTAATCCAAGGCCAAGAATGGGCTTCGTGCCCAGACCGTCGACGTTGATCGTAGATGCTCCCGTGTTGGCGTGCGCGATCGAGACATCAATCACCAGGCCGGAGACGGTAGGGTAGGCCGTGAAGGCTGCGGCGTTGGCGACGACGTATGCGTTGGCTGCGCCTGTGTCAGCGAGCACCGGGTTCTGGCGTGCTACCACTGAAACGGCTGTCGTCAGGTTCGCCAGAAGCGTTGCAGTCGTGCCATCATCGATCGCTGGCTGGCCGCTGTTGTTGACGATGAATTGCGCCAGCACTGCGGCTGCAATACTCGACTGGCGCCAGACCTTGTTCAGTTGGACGGACGGTGCGACGCCAGCAGTGAATCCGTTTTGAACGACTGACGTGAGCGCCAGATACTGGGCCTGAGTCAGGACGTTTGCCAGGGTTCCGGTGGCGAACGGCAGAAAATCCTGTTCGACGGACATTTGCTCTCCAAATGCAAAAAGGCCACCCGAAGGCAGCCTTTTGATAAAAGTGAAAGGGGAATCTGGTTATGCGAATGCCAAAGCCCATGCGCCGACGTCGAAACCCGAAATGCTCGAGTTTTCAGCGTCGAATCCGAAGACCGGGACACCGGGCAGACTTGGCACAAAGTGGTAGCCGATGCCCACACCAGCAGGAATCAGATTCAGATACCCGCCAAGGAACAGCGCCAGCGTCACGGCATCAGGAGTAGGGCCAACCAGGACGATATCCATCGTCATGTTTTGGTTATCCTGGATGAGTATCGAATACCCCAGCGGCTCAAAAATCGTGTTCCATGCCGTATAGGCACTCGGAATCGTGCCATCCCAGTTATTCGCGGCGATAGTTGCGTAGAGCAGGATCCGATACTGAGCGTCAGGCAGCGCGGTGAGGCCGGTCGTTGGATCGAACGGTCCCAACCACGTGCCCTCATCGAATCCGAGTCCCGTTTCGTCGAAGCTGAAATAGACGTCTGTAAGCGGAACCGAGAGATTGCGCGATGCCCCCACCCACAGACCAACCGCATCGAGTTGCGATCCGACTGCATCATCGATGTCGTACAGGCCGGGAATCGACGCCAGCATGTTTTGCCGGTCAACGGCCCACTGCGCGAGCAGCGAGACCATCGCCATGAAACGAGGTGCAGATTGGTGCTCTGACGTGATGAGCGATGTGTATTGCGATAGCTGAACCGTCATCACGTCACCAGATTTACGTCAGTCGCCACGCACTGGGCGCCCTCGTTGAATGCCAGTGTCAGGTCGCCATTCACCAGCACTTGAGCCCCGGCATTGATCGTTTTACCAGCGGCGATAGCAGGCGTGAATGTCACGGCGTTACCAGCAATCCCCGTGATGACAGCAGTCAGTTGCGATCCGTCCGTCTGGTTCACGATGATCGATTTACCATTCGCGAGGCTCGCGACGTTGGCAATATTGATCGTCGCCGTGCCCGCGGTGTACGGCCCACCCGTCACCAGCATGTCAGAGCGCCCCTGATACAGGTTCGTGACAGGCAGGTTATAGGTGTTGCTCAACACGTCGAGCTGGGCCTGCGTGAGGCCGCTGCTGTTCGTCGCTGCGTCTCCGGAGAGGTTCGCCGGCCCGAACAGTTTGCCAAGCAGCGAATCCTGGCCAATGGCGAAACCGGACAGGTAGGCGACTACTGCGTTGATGATCAGTGTGCCGGTGGTAGACACAAACCCAGTCATCGGAACAATGGTGATCTGGGTAAAGATGCCGATTTCGCTCAGCTCGAATAGATTGATGGTGATCGGAACGCCAGAAGGATCGAACACCGTCTCGTCTGTTGTGCCAAACGTTCCAGTCCCCGGGGACTTCTTTGCGGCGATCGCCTGGGCGATGGTGACGACATTGCCAGCCTCGACCACAACAGCGATCGAATGCCCCGGAATACCATTGCTGTCCGTCGTTCCGGTGTCGTTCTGGTAAATCGCGTTACGACCGATCCCGGGCGTGTTGGCGACGTTCGCGATGATCGCCTGCAGGGGAGTTTGCGCGGGCAACGAGGTAGAGCCTGCCTGGCGTTGGCGCAATGCGGCATCAGTTTCGACGGGCTCGCCCGGGACTGCTGGAGCAGGGTTCGAAACGGTTTGCCAGCCGCGCGTCGGCGTGTTGATATTGTTGATTGCGCCGGCAATAGCGGTGATCGTGCCTTGCACCATGGCAGTCACAGTAACCGCGATCGTGCCGCTTACAGGGATCGTCACCGATGAGGGGAGCGTCCACAGGTTGCTGTTCGTGTCTGCGACTACGCCATTGTAGATCGTTGTACCGGCCTGGCCGCCGATGTTGACGACTGCCGTGCTATTGCTCGCTACATCGCGACGGATGCCGTTGATCTTGACCTGGCTCGAGAGTGCGGCGCCTTGGGCGTAGGCGGGCGAGTAGCCGTTATAGACAGTCACATCGGCCTGATTGCCGTCATTGACCATCTGAGCCAGTACTGCGAGCCATTGGCCGTCCTGGCTGTCAGGATCGATGTAAATGTCGCTGCCGTATATGCTCTGAAACGATGCGGTGAGGCTCGAAAAAATATCGTTGTACGAGGGCGCGCTGATCCCCGTTGACGAGATTGTGCACGCCAACGTTGCAAGCGGGAAAGTGGTCGCCATCAGAGAGCCTGCGTAATAGTGGTCGGGCCAAATTGCGTATTGACGGTCGCTGCCACGGTAAAGGCACGCGTAGAAGGGTCAAAGTTGCTGGCGTAGTCGGTTATCTCGGTCACACCCTGCGTCCCGAGAATTACGGTTTGCACCGCGAGATCGCGGGTTGACTCCGTTCCAGCACCGAGGATTTGCGTGTTGTATGGCGTGCCGGCTGTCTGATCCAAAAACCACTCCCCCTGAATCAGCTTCAATCGCGTTGATATTGCTTGCGCGACAGCGGCCGGCGAATCTACGAGGAAGTTGGCGCCGTTCTGGCCGAAGCTGTAGTCAGAATTGCTATCTAGCGCTCGGTATCTCATGCTTATCCTGTCGGTCCGCCAGTATTGCTGCTGCCACTTTGAACGCCGGTGTGAACGTGGTGTTGCAGGTCAATTGAGCCGGCAGTCACATTGCCAGTCGTCGTGATCGAACCGCTGAAAGTAGATGCGTTCGTTGCACCCTGTTGATTCTCGACGGCGATCACGCCTGTGACAGTTAGCGTCGGGGTGGTGATTGTCATGCCGCCCGGAGCCACGACATTGATGATCTGACCAGTAGGATCAAGCTCAACGAATGTAGAGCCATCATTGCTTCGCAGTTGCGCGTTGCTAGTGCTAATTCCGCTGATCTTCGTCGCCTGCGAGAACGGTCCCGGAAGGGCAAACCCGTCCGACAGGTCATGCATCCGGAATTCGGATTGCACCTGAACGCCACCCGCTGAATACCATGCGTCAATGCAGCGCGAGGCGAATACAACCAGGCATTCATCGCCCTGCGCGACAGGGAAGGTCAGCGTACATCCGCCGCCGCGGGGAAATACGACCGGGCAGTCCAGCAGAAGGGGTAGCGCCACCCATTGCATCGAGCCGTCTGAGGCCCTAACTTGCGCCTTGATAGACGGCTGCACGATGCACGTCACGGCGCCAGCATTGAAACTCTCTATAATTCCCGGCAGCGCGGTCCAGACCTGCGCCTGATGGCCATCCAATACCTGCCGAAGCGCTTCCTGAGAATCATTAACGCGTTCTAATTGGAGCATCTGAGGACTTTATGAAACCACTTGTCTTGGTCTTGTCGTTATCGCTATGCGCATGCTCGAGTCAGCAATACGCACAGTTCAATCAACGAGTGAATGATTCAATTTCCAGAACGACCGAACCGCCGCCGCCCTTGGAATGGAAATCGGAAACAGCCACTGATTACGTGGCTGCTCCGGTTCCGATTCCTGAAGTGCGCATTCCGAAACCAATTCCGCAAGTGACGTTCACGCCGGCGCCAAAACATAAACAGCCGACAGCCAAAGGCATGGATCTAGTAGATGGGGCAATTGTTTGCCCATCGATGGACGAAGCGAGTTGGCTTTACAGACGGATCAACATGGCTAGGCACGCACGCCAGTCTCTATCTCCCGAACTTCGCCGCCAAGCCGCTCTGGTCAATGGATATGACGAGGGCGCAGAACCGAAGCCGTCCGACTATCGATGCCAGTTTGTGCCGGCAGGCACACCCATGAACGTTACGATGGAAATGGGTGTTATTCCCGTTGTATCGGGGACCATGAAGGACGGTAGACCGTTCTCTGGCGTAACAATCCCGAACATGGTTGATCGCTAGCCAGTCGCTGCGACAGATTGATTCTGGTTGCTCGCCGACACGTCGACCGCGAGGCATATCATGTCGACATACCAGTCCTGTCCGCGACTGTCTCCGCTGAACTCAGCCGTCATCGCCCTATAAAATCCGGCAGCAGTGACGACCGTCGCGATAGCTGCGTTATAGGTCAAACCCTGCTGCTGAGTCGTGATCTGATTGATGTCGGATTTCGCGATCTGTATCAGGCATCCTATGCGAATCAGAGGGTTGAGCAGGGTGCGCACCCGAACACCGTCCTGCGTCGCCTCTGGAACACCGATAAGGCCAGTGGTAGAGGACAGCACGACTGCCTCGCCTGGGCGATAGCCGGTAATCGGCACAAGCACGAACTGGCCATTCTGGATTGACCAGCGAAAGCCGTATTTATTCGCCCAGTCTCTCGCGTAGTCGCGACTCATCCCGAACATCACCTTGCCGCGGGAGAGTGCTTGCGCGGTGCCGGCCGCGGAACCCGCTATCAGCCCGGTTGTGTCGCTCGCAAACTTGATCGGTGGCGTACCGTTTGAAGATGCGGCGCCAGTGATCGCGCTGATGACTTGCTGCGGAGTCTGGCCTGCCGCCACCGATTGGCTGATGACGGAGAAATTAAACCAGTCGTCGCCATCTGCGCCCCAGATATCCACGTAGGAGTCGACGTTTCGCTCGCGGCCGGTTGCCGTCTGCTTGATCGAACCCTGGAAGATAATTCCGAAGTTGCCGGCTTCATACCCCGCTTGAAGCGTTATCACATTGAACTCAGTGCCAATCTTCGCGACGGTCTGAGGTGAAAGGTTATAGACGCGAACATACAGTGTGTTCGGGGTCTGGGCGTCCGAGTTCGTTGTCCTGAATGTGAATCGAAACTGCGACAGGTCGAGCCCTTGCGTGCCAGTCGAGACGATCAGGCTCGCCTTTCGTCCGAACTGGTTACTCATGGGTTGGTTATCGCGTAAAGGTGGCTAGTCTGCCCTAGTGTTTCGAACGTCGGCACCACATCGGGTGCATTGTCTGTCTGTGCAACCAGGGCGAAGCCGAATGACAAGTATCCGAACTGCTCGAGCAGGTCCACTCCAGTCACCATCGGGATTCCCAACAGGATCGGGTTACCGCTCGCATCGGCGATATCGATAGTCCACGACGAATTCGGAACATTCCAGCCGACTGTGAAACCGTAGGTCGTGCCGGCGAGCGCAATGGTGAACGTCTGTGGCTCGGGCGACAGTGGTATTTCGTAGTAAGTCGTCATACCTGTTGCCCGGATGAATTGAACTGAGGCAAAGCGGTCGTGTTGATGTTAGGCGAGGGCAATGGATACTTCACTCCGTTATTCACCGTCGCGCCGTTCTGTTCCGGGTTCGCCATATTCGACGAATCCGGGACGGTCACAGTCTGCGTCTGAGCCATCAGTATCTGCCGACAGCCTATGCGGATGATCAGGCTGTTCTCGGTCTTCGCGTCCGTTGTAGCTGCCAGCGACTTGATGAGCATGTTCTGATAGACGCGCTTACCGGTGTATATCGTGAACAGCGTCCGGTTGGCCCGCATGGCGAGCAACTGCTGATAGGCAGCCTGAGAGGGTGATCCAGAGCCGCTACTGGCGAACATATCCACGACGCCGCCGATGGTGCGAGCTGCGCCGATGATAGTTTGCAGCGCTGAACTTGCGTTTGCTGCCGCGCCTACTATCTGGTTTGCCAGACCAGAATTGTTAGGACTATCAGACCACCCAGCCGTGACGATTAGTTCGGACGGGCGATTAAAGGCGTGATCGGAGATAACGGTTCCCTGTTCTACGGGATGGTCCGTGATCTCCGTTTCGTCCGTATGAGCTTCTTCAATCGTTGCATCCGGGACGAATAAAGTCCCCGATCCATCATCAAAACCGCGCTTCGGCTTATTGGTTAGCAGTTGAATCAGGATTTGCCCTGCTGCAACCGCGTTTCCCAATACGCTCATCTAAATGCTCCAGCGAAGTTTCTTACGAGGTCGCCATTAACACGGCTTTGTTCGCCACTCACAGCTCGAGCGGTCCCCTGCGGATCGGACGACCCGTCGATATGGAACGTGTTTTCCTGCTGGATTTTGATGCCCGGCGATGAGCCGCCTCCAGCACCGAGACGTGCGCCGCTCATCGCATTGACATTGCCGAACGCCCGACCGTTTTCATGCTGGAAGATCGCATTGGCAACGCCGCCGAGTTGATCGCCATTCAGCTTTGCATCTGCGGAGATGCCCAGTTTCTTGGCGACAGCATCGACATATGCTGAAGTGTTGTTTTCGCTCGAGGGCGCCCACTTCGAAATGATCGAGCGAACGGTGTCGTATCCCCTGGATACATAGCCCTCAAGCAATTTGATCGCGGCCTTGATCCCGTCACCCATCGACTGGAACACGGCGAAGCCCTTGTCATCCTGGCCGGTCGCGCCCGTCTGTTGCGCAAACTTACCGAAACGGATGTTTCCAGGGTTGTTATTCCTGATTCCGCGTGGCGCATTGCTGGGCGGAATCTCGATGATCGAGCCGAACGAGTCATCGTACATCGGCTGAGGGGATGGAGTCTTCCCTCCGCGATTTGCTGGCCCATTGAAATCGAATGTCGCTGGGTCGATCGCGCCGGCCGCCGCCTGGTTCTGGGCGACCTTATCATCCTCGCCCTGATTCAGGTTTTCACTATGAAAGAGCAGGGCGATAGGACCTAGTACTTTCAGTAGGGCGCCGATAGCACCGCCAGCCGCCACGCCACCGAGTCGCACCACAGCAGCAACGAGATTGAGAATCCCCGTTACGAGTGGCATCAACTGAATTGCAGCGAGCCCGATCAGAATTCCCTTCAGGCCGCCAATAGCGTGATAGACGGAAACGATATCGTCGCCTACCTTCTTCCAGTTGACGCTCTGGATCCAGTTCGCAAGACTCTGAACCGCATCTGCAATGCCCTGCGCAACTTCTCCGGCATGGTTCTCTGCGAACTTCTCAAACTGGTTGACGAGCGGTGTGAGAACCGGGGCGAGCTTGGACTCGATTACGATCCATAGATCGTTGAACGTATCCTTGACAGACCGGAGTGAGTTATTGAAATCGACGCCAGATTGCGCCGCCTGATCCGGATCGATCCCGAACTCAGTGAGCTTTTTGCGGTACTGCTGTTCGGCTGCAAGACGCTTGTCTTGTCCCTGCTCTAGCATCAGCAGCGTGTCGGGATCGATGCCGAACAACTGTGCGTAGGCAGCAGCCACATAGGGCTGCATCTGCTTCGCTTTGCCGATGAAACTGTCGAATTTCTCTGCGGGGTCTTTTCCGGTGACGCCCAGCGAATCGAGCAGGCCACTGGAACCGGGATTCAGGCGAAGCGTACGAGCGAAATTCTCGAGTGCGCCTTGCGCCTGATCTGCAGTCAGACCAATCTGACCCGCGGCATACCGCAGGGCCATGATGTTCCCAACGGTCGCACCGGTACGCTGCGACGCGTAGTAAAGATTCTCCATCTGGTTAGAGATGATCTTTACGCCCGCAATAATGCCAGTTGCAGCAGCAGCGACCTCAAGCCCAACCGTCTTGACCGATTTGGTAACGGCTTCGACCGAGGTCGTGAACTTCTTCATCGACGCTTCATCGATGGTAAAGCCCAAACTGACGAGGAACTCCCGGAGCACGTTATCGCTCATTTATTACGCTCCGCTTGCTGTCTGAGTATTTCTTCGTTGGCTGAGCGCACGGCGATTGCATCGTTAAGAAGCGCGATGTCCTCTAGACCCAGCGTCCCGTCTATGAGGGATTCGTACTTGCACAGATGCTCCATGACGGGTTGAAGCAACCAGTCTTCGCCGTCAGGCAGCGAGAGTAGCGAGGTGTTTTGAGACTGGCTCGCGCTTACGCCGCTACCGCGCCGGGAAAAAAACCGCCCAGGTTCCCCTGGATCACTTTCACGGCGAGCTGGACCATCTGACCCATGTCGATGTCTTCGAACATGAGACCGCCGCCACGTGCGACGACAGGTGCGCCCTGGCCATTCGCCTGCATGCGTTGGCAAACACCGAGGCACGCATCGAGCACGTAGTCCACGTCATCATCAGACATGCCCGACAGTGCATCAGTAAGAGGGCCTAGGAACGCAGCGAATCCGTCGCTTTTATCGGGCACTGAACTCATGCCGGCCATCCCGGCCAGCAACGGAGTAAGGCGCCGCGCCACGTGAAACTGCTTGCGCGCGTCGATGCGGCCGATCCGGTATTTCTGGCCGCCGACTTCAACGATGTCGGTCATGGATTACACCCCAACGGCCAGAGCAGGGTCCATCACGCCGATATCGAACACCCATTCGATCGTGCCGGCTTCCATTGCATAGGTGTTATTCGGGAACTTCGAGAACGCGACCTGCTGGCAGGAGTACTGCTCGCCGCGGACGATATCCGAACCAGCCATGACGTTTTGCGCCCAGTTGGCCGACGACGTGCGCTGGAAGTTGTACATTGCCGAGAGTTTGCCGTTAGTCGGCGAGGTCTTCAGCAGGCGCACCGTGGCGCGTCCACCCTTGCCCGGGTTCAGGCTGTGCATGGACGTGCCATCAGCACCGATGACCATCGTGTTGGCGTTTTCGACAAACTCGAAAGTCACGCCTTCTTTTGCATCGCCCGCGCCGTCACCGAGAGTGATTGCGCCGCCCGGACCCGTCAGAGTCAGGGAAAAGTCCTGAAAGCTATATGCGCTCATGTGTTATCTCGCTTATTGATTGACGGACACGGCGAAGTCGACGTCGTGTACGGCGCCCGCCAGCTTTACGGCGATCTGGAACGGAACTGACTTGCGTGCAGCGCGGTCAGCCTGGCTTTGCGATGCGACAGTCGGCTGGAAGACGTAGTAGCCCTTGGGCAGGAAGTCTCCCGTATTTAGCGTGCCGAAGCCGCCGCTGTTCCACGTGCCGGGTGCAAACAAACCGTTGTTGACGTACTGCTGGCAAACGCCTTCGATGTCCGTCGCGAGGATGTGCATGCCGGGATCGGTCTGCGGAATCTTCGTCGTGCTCGTGAAGAGACGGTTGAACAGCGCGTTCTGAACATCGATACAGAACGCATCCATGCCAACGATGGTGTCGATGTACTCGCCCGATGCAACCTTGGCCGGCTCGATGATCGTCGAGCCGTTGTTGTAGGCCACGTAGACGTTGCAGTTCTTGCCTTCGAGCGCAGCCATCTGGGTGGCATTGAGCGTTTCAGCCTGAACACCCGGCTCTTGTTTGTAGAACAGGGTGATGACCGTGTTGTTGCCGGTGTAGTCCACCGTCAACTGGCGGCCAAGAAGCGAATTCACTGCGTAGGCGCTATTGCTCGAGAACTGCGAGCATGTCTTGTTGTAGCCAAGTGCCTGCAACTGCGATGCGATATCGGTCGTGCTCTGCGTTGTCAGAACACCAGCCTCTTGCGTCGTCACACCGTAGAAGTGCTTGTTGGTCGTCGCTTCGCAGAATGCAGCCAGCGCAAGGTGGTCGGAGTCGGCTGCTTGCGGAACCGTCAATCCGTACCATTGCTGGCCGAACTGATTGTCGAACAGGGTTGCGGCCGTAACTGCCGATTCAGCATTAACGCCTTGGGCGACAAATGCGCCCGACGATGCGGCGGTCATGCCGAGCATCGAAGAGATGTCCGTACCGCTGCCGCCCGTCAGGGTCGCGCCCGAGACTGTGCCAACCGATCCAGCCAGCGTGAATGCATTGCCTGCCGTGCCTGCCGTCTTGTAGACGATCTGGAGTGCGGTGCCAGCCTGATTGACCGAATACACTGCCTTCGACAGGTTGGTATCGGTGGACTGATTCAGGAACGTCACCGCGGCAACCAAGGTCGCCGATAGCGTCGCGCCAATCAGGATCTGGTTACCAGTGGTCAGGGCCGACACGAACGTCACCACAGTGCCGCCGATCGTGACGGTAGCTGCTGCGGTCGGGTTGACCGAGTACGTCACCGCACCGAAAGCAGTCGGAGCGCTCAGAAAGCTCAGGGTCGATGTCGCACCGGTCGAGCCGTCCGTGATCTGGAACTGGGCAAAACTCGAATTCCACACGCAGGTCGAGCCGGCCACAGCGGCGGCTAGCGCGGTCTGGATCAGCGATGCGATACCGTTCAGGTTGGTTTGCGTCGCGAAACTGGCCGGCGAGATCGTGTACGGCGTTCCGTTGATCGTGACCGAGAATGCGGGAGCAGTGATCGCGGTCCATGCGCTCATCAACTGCTGAGCAACAGAAAGTGATGCGCCAAACAGTTCAGCCGCGGTCGCAGTCTGCGCCCAGCGGCCGATCAGTACATTGGCTGGCGAGGGAATCTGGCCGAACCAGTCAACCGCGGCCAGATATTCGGGTGCTGTCGTGCCGAAATCACCAGCGACAGCAGTGATGCCGGTATACGAGCGCATCCGGGAATTCACATCGATCACGGGCGACGAGCCCAGGATCAGTTCGGTATTCAGGTTCTGCGCCTGGGCCGCATTGGGCGACAGGTTCACCGTCCCCTGGATCAGGCGGGAAATAGGAAGTTGAGCCGTCGTCATTTGTGCGGATCCCAATAGAAAAAGCCCGCTCGCGGCGGGCTCAGAAGGTGTTTCGAGGGGTTATTCGGAAACGGTGAAGGGGATGGTTCGCGGGTCGGAATCCACGGTGCCATCTGCCGACAGGACGGTGAGGACGTTGTAGGTGCGAATAATCTCGCGACGAACCGTCATTTCGAAATCGAACCGGCGCACCCATTGCTGGTTGACCAGTTCAGGCACTGCACGCTTTTT